GATGGCCTCGTTGATAATATCTTCTATTGCTTGATCGCACTCCGGAGCTTCCGATGTGGTGCGATATTTACGAATTAGGTCCCAGTCGTTTTTTGCAACTTTGTCTAGGTTTACATACTGGCTAAAAAAACCAGCACCACCAGCAATGTCTAGTGTGCCTTCTTCGTCAGAAGGGGCGACAAAGGATTTCGCCTTTGCCGCCTCTTTCTTCTTGAACTCATATCCAAATAATTCTGCCATACAACTATTTATACAAACTAGAGCAGAACTATTTTAAGATATTAACCTCTATCGGCCTGCGCCACTACCAGCAACAGTACCACCACCAGCACCAGAATCCATATAGTTAAATCGCCAGGTAACACCAAATTCCATTACTGCGTCATTGGTATCATAAGCGAGATCAATTGGATCAATCGTCTGCGGCCAAAGATTATACAAAGTATACTTATTAACAGCTGAGTCATTTCGATCCATTTGTGTAACTGTGGCTTCACCATAATAGTCTTGCGGCCCTTTCAAACCATAAGACCAGTTACCCATATCCTGCATACTATTGGACCATTTTTCTAGATTACCACGAATAGACCATGCGGCATCACTAAAGACTGTTGTAGTCCATGCATCGAATGTACGATCACCAGCAACAAATACTTGCCGACCACGATAAGGTACTGCTACCTCACCAATAGTCATTGCAGGAATTTGAGCTGAACGACACAAGAATGTAAATTCCTCACCCAATGCAACACCGGCTGGTGTAGCAGTAATCTGGACTTGGAATTGGTTAGCACGAGCACCACCACCTTTGAGGTTCTGTACGAATGTATTAATATTAGGCATTTGTCATTCCCCCCTTAACCGGCTCTGCCGACTACTTCACTGAAATCAACACCAGTTCGTGTTGCAATGAAGGTCAGTGTGATGTAGTTGATAGACCTTGCTGGTTTGATGTAGAAATCAGCACGGAACTCGTTATTATCAATAACCTGGCCTGTGTTGTTTGATTCATCACACACAGTTAGGAAGTCAATAATACCTCGTCTCGCCTGTACATCACGCAAGTAAGGATCTACCATCGCCTTAAAGTTGTCTCTTGTGAACTGATCGTTGAACTCAAAGAGTACTGAACGAGCAGCCAACTTTATGGCCTCCTCAATAGTGAGGAATAAGCGTCGAACGTTAATTCGACTAAAAGCACTGTTACGAGCAAGCCCTGTCTTATCACCAAACAGCATAGTACCTTCTCCCGGGAACGCAACAACTGGGTTGATGCGAGCACGATACAAAGTATCACGTTCTGTCTGTGAAGGATTATAAGCAAGTTCTACTGAACCACGAATCTGTCCGCGGCTCGTACCAGCAGGTGACCACCATGGATCATTAGTGGCATCTGTTTGAGCACAAAGACCAGCAATATGACCATTAAGCGGAACATGGCGATAAACGTCATTATAACGATCATACATTTTTGTATAACCACTATCAAAAATTGTGTATGAATTACTACTCAATTGATCAAAATAACCTTTGACGTTTGTTGTTTGTGTATAAGATCGTGCAATATTCACCACATCACTACGATCAGGTGAAATAAGACCAACACAATCTTTTCTTTTGTTGACAAGGTCTGTAATAAACACACCATGTGTTATTGCACCAGCGTTATCCACAGAAGCAGGACCGGCGATTACCAGATTAACATCTTCAGTATCAGGATCACCAAAAGCATCTGTGTAAGCAGTCTGTCTCTGACCTTCGGTAGAGGCAGTTGCACCACCAACACCAGCGACTAGAGAAGCTGCATCAATGGGTGAAGTTGGAGGGGTAAATGTTGTACCTTTCGCAGCCGAACCCCAGTTCGTTGCACCCGCTGGATGATCCATCCAGTAGACGTAAAGAGACTGAGCAAACAGAACGTCGGCATAATAGTTATCATTACCGTTTTCCGTAAGTGCATCACCAGCTTTAGATACATCAGAATACTTCTCAAGAACCTCACCTTCAACACCCGAAATACCAGAATCTTCATCAATGATAATGATATGCATCTCGTCATTAAGACCACCACGATCTGTAGCAAACTGAGAAGTACCAGGCGCTGCATCAAACTGATCAGCATAACGCCACTCACGGTCAACATTCGCAGCAGCTGCAACGGCAGATGCCAATCCTGTAGCTGTTGTTGTTGGATATCTTACAAAAGTTATAACCGCACCAGCTACATTTGTCAAACGATATTTCTGACCATCAGCTTCCTGAAAGTAAACAATATCACCTATTGAAAAGCCTGTACCTGCTGTAAGTGTAACTGATGTCGCACCAGCCGTGGCATTTGAAGCCACAGTCGTTTTTGAAGTTTCAGCATAACCAGCAGCTGTGTTGCAAAATTCTACTCTGAGATCATTACCCCACGAACCAGCTGACCGAGCAGCAACTATGCCGACATTAGCAGAACCGTCATTATAAGGACCGGTTACACCATCACCATATTCATAATGCCTATTATTTTTAATCAGAATTGCAGTACCACTAACGCAAGCATTAACTGCGCCGGCGGTTTCAATTCTAACTACCTTTAATGTGCTACTATACATCAAGAAAGATGCAGCACTAAACCAATACTGATGGTTTGTCGTATTTGGCTTACCAAAAATCTGGGCAAGTTGCTCTTCACTTTGAACCGTAATGACTTGGTCAATAGGTCCTTTCTGAGCAAGAATAGCGACACCAGCAATACTAGTTGGCTCATTTCTAACTGTAGTAGTTAGATCAATTTCTCGTATAGCAACACCAGGCGAAACTAGATCAACCATTTTCTATTTCTCCTTAGTTGTTGTTATGTGTATCACAAAGTTATTAGTCAATTTGTATATAAGTTATTTATAAAATACTCGTTCTTCAGAGACACATCTGTATCACTAAATAATAAATAATATAGAATGGAGGTGATACAAGTGTATCGGAAAAGTAGAGTAACGTGGTTGATAAACAGTTTTAGAGACTATCAATGTCCGTGTGGTGAATCGGAACTATGTGCATTGGAATGGTATCCTTATGATAAAAAAATAAAAGCACTTGTATTGAGACATGGTGCTAAAACAAAAGAAAGAAAACAAGCACAACAGTTAATAGAAGAATCAACGGCCGTATGCCACAACTGTGTGAGTAAGATTGATAATGGTCTTGCTTCATTTATTCTTTAGTATGTCTCCTTATTAAAGAAATCTGGATAATCTTCTACAGGCCTCCAGTAGTCACCATCTTCATCCACAAACGGAACTATATTTTCACCATAGTTCACACCATCATCAATAAAACCAAATGGAGCCATATCAGCTTCAATTGATTCTTTTTGTGTATTGTATAGACGTTTGCGGATATCTTCGTCAGTTAAATCTTTAAAGTATTGTTGGTCTGTCAACCACGAAAAGAATACTAGACACATCACCAAATCATCAGTAGAACCTTCTTCAGCTTCAAAGGATGAACCCTTCTGTATAAAGGTAGATAACTCAACAACAATATCAAAATCTGGTATTATTAATTTATCACCTTCTAGCAATTGTTTTAGATTAGAACACCCAATTCTTTTTAGAGACTTCGTAGTCCTTACACCCAAATCAGTTTGACCATCACCAAACCCACTACCAACAACTTGACCCAACCGGCCACGCAATTGAGTCATTATAATATTCTCATAAGCCATATCGTGGTGTAATGCATCTGCAATCTGGCCGCCTATATCATTTATCTCTACAAGCACTTGAGAATCATTATAAGATTTTGCAGTTCTGTAAATAATATCTGGAAATATAAGAGGTTTGATTTCATTGTTTCTATACTTTGCAACTATTCTATAAGGCATCTGTGTAATATCAATCACAACAAATGCACTATAATCATTTGAACCACCCCTAGCTACATCAACAGTCATACAATACTGATGATCCTTTTCTGGTCGTTCCCATACATCAAAACCAGCGCTGCGTTCTATAGGATCCATATGAGCTATAGTCTGTATCTTAGCCGGGTTTATAAGAGTATCAACACTACCAAGGAACGAACATTCAAACTCTTGTAAGAATTGTTGCTCACTTGTATTTTTTATCGTCTGTTCTTTCCATTCTTCGTCACGACCAGGCACCTCCGACCAATGCACTTCTATAGGTACAAACTCTGATTTTTCATTAACAGCATCCGTCCACATCTTATAGTACATATTCATACCGTGTGGAGTTGATACTATCATTACCTTTGAAGATTGCCCTGAACTAATTGTTGGGTACACTGATGAAAAGAATTGTTCTGCAATGTTACTTGGGATAAAGGCGAACTCATCAAGGAATATGATGTTGTAAGAACCACCACGAACAGCAGAAGCAGAAGTAGATGCTGCAAGTATTTTGGATCCATTTTCTAACTCCAAGGAACCTTTGTTCCAATTCATAACACCCATCTGCATCCATCCGGGCAGGTGCTCATATGCAAGTTGTAGTCTAGATAATAAATCTCTTGCAGTAGAAGCTTTGTTGGCCAATACAGCCACATTAACATTCTCATTAAAGATGATATAATGAATTAGATATGATAAGACAACTGTAGACTTACCTGATTGTCTCGGAAGTTTACAGATAGTAAATCTATTATCGTGAAATGTACTAACAATTTCTTTCTGAAATGGGTACATCTTAAAAGGTACAAGGCCCTCATCAATACTGACAATATTTACATATTCTTCAATAAAGTGTATAGGGTTTTGACTGCACTTAATAAACTCTGTAATCTGTTCTTGAGTATATTCTTGTCGAACCTGTGCTGATTTTAGATTAGGATTACCTTTATAGGTTTCAATCGCCATCTGGGTTATTCTTTAGTAGCGCTTGAAGTTCTTTTGTACTACCAATAAACAAAGCATTAGTAACATTTTTGGGTCCCTTGTCAGGAACTTCTTTAAGTCTCTGCATCTTTTCTTGTAAGTCAGCAAGTCTTTCTGTGACCTCTGATACAGTCTTAATCAACTGTCCGGCGACTTCGTATGTTCTAGGATGCTCTTGCTCTTTTGCTAAGTCCAAGATACCTGTAATAGCATCCTGGCCTCTCTCTATTAGGTTGTAGAAGTTTTCTCGGCTGTACTTATAGTCTGAGTCGATATCTTCAGAATGTTCGGTAGCAGGCACCATAGCCTGTTCTGGACGGGGTATNANNGGNTTAGGGTCTAATATTTGTTCTTTGATATTTTTTGTTAAACCTAAGGCATCACTGATCGCATTATCTACACTTGCCATTATGTCCACTCACTAGTTGTTTCATTAAATCCAAAATTATCATCACCCGCCGTCACATCAACAACAGCCTGAGTAGTAAATCTCTGCACTCGTTCTGGAGCCTGATCTTGCAAATCGCTGTATGTATCTACCTGTACTTTTGTAATCGGTTTCGCAGTTGTAACAGGACCGTATACATAAGATTTTGCTGTAAATCCTAAAGTGTAAATGATAGCTCGTCTTGTAGTAAAATCACCCTCATAGGTATCTTCGTATGCAATACTATTTAATATTACTGGAACATCTCGGACGATATCCATTTCAGGAACTTCTTTAATTGATACAGTATATTCTGGTTGGAAGTATGGTAGTATCTGTTCTATTATCTGTATACCATCATCACTATTTTTAGTCATAACAAACAACTCAAAATTCATATTATAAGGAACAGGAGTATACTGCGTCTGCATCTGTTTCAATTTTTTATCTGTAGTATTTGATACTTTCTTTTGTCTAATAATTCTATTTAATTTTCTTGTAGGATCATAATCAAAAGATTGTATTTCAAAACCCATACGAGGTAAAGTCATAGCTACCTTTTGTGTAAGACCAGGATCAGATTCTAATCTAACTATGAACTTTTGTTTAGGTCCATAAGCCAAAGGAACTTTCATTGACTGTGTGTCTGTACCAGTGCTATTTTTTCTAGATATAATAATATCATTAAATAAACTACCAAACGCTATGATAGTTTTTCGTAAGCTTTCGTTGTAAAAATAATTCCCTAACATTTTATATTGTCTCCGATGGTTCACCAAATGGGTTCTTTTCGGTGAAATCTAATACTGCATCAGCACTTGAGAATTCTCCTGTACCAGTTACAGCTTCTTCAATCCATGTGTTATCTGATAAAGGATCAGAAGTTACCAATGAATAATCTTCATTGATGACAAAGAATGAATAGTAATCGTCCGAATCTTCCATGAGTATTGCATCAAATATAGCATCCCCATGAGGTTCTATTGTAACCCTCGCACCTGTATGATGTGCATTATTAAGACCATCATCTCCTTGGATTGTTACGTCATTACCACTACCACTCCAAGTAAATACTACAGTCTCGGCTGCATTGTTTTGGTCTGCGTGTATTGTTAGTGAACCAGTTGCAGCATTATCTGCACCACTACCCAATAGTATTCCAGCTGTACTTGTCAAGGTGAGACTTTGAATACCGGCAACAACGCCACCATTAAGTGTTGTTGAAACTGCATTAGTCTGACTCTCACCAGTAAGTAATGAACCGGCCCCAGCTGTTGCTGTTTCAAGTTCAATCTGACCATCTGCATATATATCTGTTCCTCTTTCAAGAGCAAACAAGTTATTATACAATGTTGCACGACCAGTTTGCTCACCAAGAATCTGCCAGTCGTATGCGTCTGTTGATCTTTCAGTTTCAATGGCATCAATTGCAGCAATACCTGTATCCAAATCTTCACTAGAGTATTCAACTGTACGAGTAAATAATTTGTATACTGGTAGATTATCTAATTGAAAGAAAGGATCATCCTTATCAACAAAACTAATTTCTAAAAGTCTACCAATTGTAGGCATATAAATCCAATCACCTTCATTGGGTCTTAATGCACTAATAAGATTTGAGTTTGAGCTTACTAAATCCAACCAGCGCCTACGAGAAACTGTAAAAGTTGTTTCATCCCTTATCTCTAAACCAAATCGTGATATGATTTCTTTCTCACCTTCATAACCTTCATTGGTATCCATATACATTTCAATCATGTATGCATCAGTAAATTTCGATAAAGGAGACTCACCAAAGAGCTCGTCTTTATTTACCATCGTCCTTGGAAGATAGTAAACATCGTGACCGTATATCTGAATAGCCTCTATTGCTAAATCTTCATAGAGGAGTTGTTCTGAGATAGTACCCTTGGAGAAATAATGATTAGTTGGCATAAACTTTACCCAATATCCATGAGCAAGGGTTCTTCCCAAGTTGTCTTTGATTCATCTTCCAATTTATTAATTTCTTCTTGAGCTTGACTGTAAATGGTTTCACCGTTCATTGTGACACCACCCAACATTGTTACACCATTAAACTTACTAAGGTTCTGTCCCCATTGTTTTTTAATCAATGCCGTACTATATTTCTTTAACCACAGATCATCATAGATGTCTGTCCATGTTGTTGGGTCTAACTTTCTATATGCTTCGATAATAATATATTCATCAACATCAATATCATCTCCCCAATCCATATTAATATACAACCTTCTTTGATGCATATTAAATTGAATAGGTTTCTCACCTATAAGAATCATGTCTAGCAAATCAAGTTGCCACATAGTCATCTGATAATGTATAATAGATTCTGATGAAAAATCATAAAGATCATTCAACCTCAGTTGATATCTAATATCAAACATATTAAGATTACCACGATCACTGAAAGGTAACACTCTTAATACACTAGTAACAGATGCTGGCATTGGTAGATAAGCTTGACCAATTGACCAATCAGCTGTTTCTACACTTGTTATAACACTAGTAGTTAAATGAGGAAGTGTTAATGCAGCTGTAGTTAAAACATTACCTGTTTTTGCTGAGTATGTAACTGTCTCCGCTGCATTTGTTCCATCTGCAGCAATGGTGATAGTACCAGATTTAGGAAAACTAGTAGCGTCTGCTAGCGTTACAGATGTTGCTCCAGCAATAACATTACCAGACAAAGTATTAGTAAGTTGATCGCCGTCTGTTGCTGTCTCAGTTGTATTTACATTAGCTCTATCTACATCGGCCTGAGTTATTTTATGTTTTAGATAGACACGCTGCATACCACCATACTGAAACGTATAGAAGTATTGTAGAGCTTCATCTATTCTATCATCAATCTGGTCATCGTCTACGTTAATATCTATAACTGGATATCCTAATCTACGCTTGCACCAAGATTTTAATGTTGCTTTTGAATTTGGTATTGCCATATCTTTATCCTAATGCTATTGCCATTATCGTAGCCTTTGTTGTTACTTCAGCATCAGTAGCTCCTTTGTTGGCTACTTCTACAATATTATCCTCACTATCTTTAACATATATCTTTTGGTCAAATGTATTAAGAGCCACTTCTCCGGCCTGTAAATCATTTACTGTAGGAACTGTTTTTGGTGCTTCTGATCTTTTTAATTTAATTCTTGTGGCCATAATTAATATGTGCCTCCATCTACACTACCAGACCAAGATATAGTATCTGTTCCGGAATTATAAGTAAGTACATCTCCATCGGTACTACCCTCTAATGCACTAAAGGTATTAGCAGTATTTGCAACTAAAACAGAACCTTTGGCTGCGGCAGTAATTCCTGTACCACCTAACGTAACAGCAACCGTATTTAAATCAAGTGTTACATCTCCAGAAGTTCCACCACCCGTTAATCCTGTACCAGCAGTAACTCCTGTAATATCTCCGACTGTACTAAACAGATTAGAGATTAAAACTTTCTTTGTACTATTATCCGTTACATCCTGGATCACTACATAATCAGTTAAAGCTGCTGTAGTACCTATAGCTGTTAATTCAGAAACATCTAAATCCAATTCAACTACACCCTGATTACCACCACCTGATAGACCAGTACCGGCTGTAACACCTGTAATATCTCCAATCGGAGTTGTACCTTCTGCCGCAACAAATTTCTTTGCTGTATTATCCCACGCTAAGAATTGATGAGTAGCACTGAAAGGTGTCGTTATAGAATCAACATCATCTAAATCTAACAGTTCAACAGCACCAGAACCATAAGTCATACCCTTCTGGCCCCAACCAACTTGAGCAGACAATACTTTATTAATGACCTTTGCTACTTTACTATCAAAAGATTCTTCAACAGGAACTGCAACTTCTTCTTCTATCGCAATGTTGTTGAGATAACCTACAGTCTGTTCTACTGCATTACCTTCAAGTATTCTATATTCTTCTGCTGGTAATTCTTGTTTATGTTTTTCCAGCATTTGTGCAACATCAGAAACCATCTGTGCTGCCTTTGAGTTTTTCTCATTGTTGAACAGAGACATCTGCCAGTTGGCGTCACCCTGTCCGACACTGGGATTATATTCTTCTGTATTATATTTTTTCTTTGTAGGTTGATTTTTGTCTATTTTACCAGCAGCATTACCAATCAGTAGTTTAGAAACATCACTGATTTCATACTTAGGTGTGACTATGGGTAGATTATAATATCTCTCTTTAATACTCATAGGCTCTTCAACCACTTCTTCCTCAACCAATTCAGGCTCAGGTTCTTTGGGTGGTGAAAATAAATCAACACCAGCAACATCACTAAACAATCCTTTGAGTGCAGAAGTTGCTTCTTCCAATGCAGCAGGATCTATATTGATGATCGGCTTCGGTGGTTCTATTACAGGCTCTTCTTCAATAACCTCTACAACTATTTCTGGTTCTGGTTCTGATAAATCCAATCCAGTCATATCTTCAAACATAGAAGATAATTCAGACATAGCAGATTCCATTTTCATACCATTATCGTCTAATGATATTACTGCTCTATCTTTTTCTACATCTTTATTGGCCTTGTCTATAACTTTCTTGGTATCAGTATTGGCACCAAATCCCATAATGGGTTTAGTAGGATCTCCAGCAACCCAATCACCATCGTCATCTTCTGGATCCAACTGCATTGGATACTCAGGGATTGCATAGTTTTCTTCTTCTACAACTTCTTCCTCAATAGGGGTTTCGGCTATAGTATCTAGCAAACCTTCAAACTCAATAAGGTTTATAGATTTACCATCGGCAGCCTTATCTAATTGGGTTAAGAAAGATTCTGTTGCAGTTGTCATTATGCTGGGTCTGCTCTAGTCACACTAGGGCTAACAGTAGCTACACCCTGTTGTATTCTTTGTATTGAATTGGGTGCTGCATCTAAGGTAGTGATTACATCATAGACATACCGACCCCTATCCAGAGTACCATATGCAGTCTGAACATCGGTTAATGCTATTGTATAAGTTCCATCTGCTGCAACAACCTGAGCACAAGTAAATGCTGACGAGGTAGATGAGCCATAAGATTTTCTCAACTTGGCAGAAACAGTCTTACCGGTTAAGTTAATTACAGTTCCAGTATCTTCTTTTGCTGTGAACTGTTCTGAGAAATCTGCGTTTTGATCTATTAATATATTACGAACTGAGGCCATAAAAAAACTCCAAAGTCTTTATTTTATAATATTTATAAGAATTTGGAGTTAGTAGTAATTGAAATTTATTACTATACGAGTATTTTTATCAGTACAGGTTGTTCCTGTATGTTTCAATTCCGCTGGAAAAGATACAAAACGATTAGCTATACTTTCTATTATCGTACCATCTTCAAATTTAGTATAACCATTATTAGTATTAACATAGAATATTGAGGTGATAGCATTGGATGGTATCTTTTCTTTATAGTCTATATGAAATCCGTGTTCTATTATAGAAGATTCTTTGGGTACTAAATTAGCTTTAATCCTTAATATATTTACTTTACCTATTTTTTCTAGAATGGGTAATATAGAATCACTAGTTTCTGGATCAAATCCACAACAAAACATATAGTGGCCGTCACCTTCCTGAACTACATAGGGGCAATAAGTCCAAGATTGAGACAATACCCCATCTTGTACTAACTTTAAATCTTCACAATCTAAAAAATTATCAACAACTACCATAATAAAAAACTACATTAAGACCAACCGAGACTTACAGCGTGGATTCTTGTATCTTTAGAAGCACCTTGATTTGCTGTGGCTACCTTCCATACCATAGATGTTCCAGCCGGTTGACCAGAAATACTTACATCATTAGCCGTTAAGATAGTATGACCACCCGATGTTCCTTGGCTTGCTAAGGTTACAGCAGTATAAGTTGTACCCCCATCTCTAGAAACAGAAGCGATAAGATCCGTATTGATTGTTGCCGTACCAGCACCATTTGTATATGTAAGTACCACATCAGCTTTAGTCGGTTGTGCTTGTGCTGTCTGGGCATTAGATACAAGGGTCATATTACCATAAACAGTAAACTCAGTTTGTGGATATCTAATTTGAACAATGCCTGAACCACCGCCAGCTAGCTTACCACCCCCACCGCCACCTGTGTTCGCACCACCAGCACCACCTTGGGTGTCGCTCGCACTGCCGTTTGCGCCAGAATTTATTGCACTCCCGCCTCCAACTCCAGCTGAGCCGCCTGCCTGAGTTCCACCACCACCGCCGCCACCAATACCACCGTTACCCGCATTATTGGCGTATGTAGCA